GAGGTAAAGACGTCGTTTCGATCACGGCCAAGGACATCCTTCGCAAGATCACAGACACCAATCAGACAGCGCCGTATCTGAGCCGTGGCGAGTTCTCGGTGGCACTTGCTATTGGCGGCACAACTTTCACCGTTCCTGGTGCAGTTCTGTCCGACTACGAGGCGGCTGGCTATGTGCGCATCAACTCGGAGATTTTGTCCGATACCCACGTGATCGAAACGACAGGCGGCAATTTGTTCTTCTCTGGTGCTGTAAGGGGCACCGCCGGAACAACTGCTGCCGCGCACAACCAGAATGACCGCGTGCAGCGCGTCATCTACTACAACGCGCGGCCCTATAACGAAATCCTCTATGATCTCTTCGTGAACTGGGGCGGCATTCCAGCACGCTATATTGATGCCGCCGCTTGGGGTTTGGAAAAGACCACCTACAGGCCAGATTACAATTTTACCACCTACATTGCAGAGCCAACCAAGATCGACGAGCTTGCCGGTGAGGTGTGCCTCCAGGCTATCGCAAATGTCTGGTGGGACGAGCGTATTCAGCAGATCATCATGAAGGCGGTGAAGCCGGAACCCGCTCCGACACTGCTGACCGATGAAGATGCCATCGTGGCCGGTTCTTTCGTCATCAAGGAAAAGCCAGAAGAACGGGCATCACAGGCGCACGTCTATTATTTGCAGCGCACGCCGGTTCAGAGCGTGACGGACAAAACGAACTACACCCGCGTGGCCGTCTATATTGATGTGAACAAGCAGATTCAATACGGCGGTGAGCCGCAGATCCGAGAGATGTTCTGTCGCTTCATCAGCACGCAAGCCATCGCCAATCGCCTAAGCCAGACCTATCTGGACCGCTTCTCCGATGTGAGGCGTGAGGTTCAGTTCGATCTGTCCACCAAGGATGCAGAGAACATCTGGACAGGATCGGTGGTCACGATCCGCCACTATCTTGATGTCGATTTCACTGGTGCTCCGCGCGATGGAGAATGGCTTATCACATCGGCAGAGGTCGCCCGCAATGGGCTGACTTACCGCTTCACGGCGGAAGACAACGAGAAGGGTGGCATCCTCTGGAGTTGGCTTGATAGCAGCGGCAACGATGCAAACGGCAATCCGCAGCCTTATCGTTGGCTTGATAACGATGGCAAGGACTTAAGCGGAGATCCGCAACCATATAGGTGGCTCTAATGACAACTTGGACGACAATTTCAAACGCGGCTGTAGCGGTGGGCGGCATTCCGTCAAGCACAACCGTGACGGCTCTTCGAGACAATCCGGTGGCTATCGCGGAGGCTGCGACTGGTGCGCCTGTTGTGCAAGCTGGATGGCATCCATACGATAAAGTCACAGTCGGTGATGGAAAGACTGGGCTGATTTATGACTTTGCAGTCAATGGAGTGCAAGCAAACGTAACGACCCCTGATTTTGAAGATGGGTACGAGTATAGAATCATTGGGCATATGCTTGTGTCGAGTACTATCACTGATGCGCGTTTAAATATTAATGGGTATTTTGAAACAGACGCAGTGTATAGAAGACTGTCGTTTAGCACGGATTCACCTGGAAACAATTCATTCTCGTGTGACGTTGTTATACCAATTCCAAGAGTTTCAAAACAAATACACATGGTTCTTGGTGACATGGCTGTAAACAATGCAGTCGTAATGTTAAACGACGTTCCTTATGACTCGACAGTTCAAAAGCTGTTGCGTGCGCGAGTGAACTTTACTGCTGGTTCCATCAGTAATGGCAAAATATGGTTCCTTCGCCGCCGTGACTACATCTCGTTGCCTTGATAGGGGAAGAACATGACACCGATCACCAAATCGATCACCTTCAAGCGCGGCGATACGCTTTCGATGACATGCCAGCGGCTGACCGCTTCATCGACCGCTTTTGATCTCACGGGCTACAGCATCGCGGCCAAGGTGCGAAACGGCGGCTTCTCGGAATCGCTCACCGTCTCTATGCCAAGCCCGACCACGGGCCAGTTTGTGTTGTCTCAGACTGCAACCAACACCGCGCTCTGGCCCGTCTCTGACGATGACGATTCCGTGATGTATTGTGATATACAATTTACCAGCGGCAGCGTCGAAAGCACTGAGACGTTCAAGATCATAGTGCGCGAGGACATAACGACATGACCGTCTCGCTTGTCGTTAACAATCCGGCGCAGACGATCAGCCTGGATATGGTGCAAGAGCAGCCCACGCAATCGCTTTCGCTCGTCATCACAACCGGATCAGTCACTATTGCGCGGCAACCCGTTTCCGTGGTTGAAATGCCATTGTTCGGCGAGAGCGGGCTGAACATGGATTTCTTGATTGATGAATATGCGTGGAAGGCGTGACATGGAAGGCGAAGGTTTCAAAATCTTTAACATGCTGATGCAGTGGATAATCATGCCAGTGGCAGCGTTCGTCTGGGTGATTTATCGCCAGCAACAGACGCATGAGACGGCCATCGCGGTGCTGCAAGCCGAGACAGCGACTGCTCGACTAGCGCACGACCGCGAGATCAATGAAATCCGTGAGACGAGCCGCGCAATCATGGCGAAGCTCGATAGCATTGAACAGGCCCTCCGCAAATGAAGCTGAACACATCGTCCATTGCCAAGTTGCGCGGCGTGCATCCTGACTTGGTGCGTGTAGTCAATCGTTGCGCTGCCGATTGGAAAGATGCCGAGACAGGCTTCATTGTCACCTGCGGCCTTCGCACGCTGGCAGAGCAGAAGGTGCTGGTTGCCAAAGGCGCATCGAAAACGCTGCGCTCCAGGCACCTCACAGGCCACGCTGTCGATCTTGCAGTGACCATCGGCGGCAAGGTGAGATGGGATTGGCCGCTCTACGACCGTCTTTCAAAGGTCATGAAGGCAGCGGCAAATAAGGAGAAAGTTCCGCTCGAATGGGGCGGTGGATGGGCGAGTTTCAAAGACGGTCCTCACTATCAACTGCCGTGGAAGCAATATCCCGGCGCAAAGAAAGGAAAAACGTGATGTTCACTTCTATCGACAAGGCGCTGGTGGCAATGGTGATGGGCGTCCTGTTCATCGTCCAGACCTACACCGGGCTCAACACAAGCTGGATTTCCGCCGAGACGGTTTCGACCATCATCGGCCTGATCACGCCCGTGCTGGTCTGGGCTATCCCCAACAAGAAATGACCTGGCAGGAAGGCGTTGCGGTCGGGCTGGTGATGATCGGCCTGCTGGCTGGCGGCTATATCGCCGCGCAGCGTCCGTCCTTCTGGGTCGAGTTTGGAGCGAGGCTGCTCAAAAGCCTCGCTCCTTCTCTTCTTGCGTTTCTGGCCAAACGGATGCCGCCGGAAAAGGAGCAGGAGTGGCGGGATTGCATCCGCCGGGGCGGGGAGTGGGATCACCACCGGAAGCGTTGCAAGAGGTGAGCCACCGCTCGATCAGCATGGCATATCCTGCAATGTCTTTCCAATGATCGACTTCATGCGGGTTGCCTGACAGGATGCGCCCAATCTTGCTGGCGATCATCTCCAGCGTTTCGCGCTGAGTATCATCCAGCGTCGTCCAGTTCTTGCCCCGGCGCAGGACATCCTTCAGTTCCTGAGCGGCTCCGGCGACACGGTAAAAGTCGCCGTGGGTCTTCTGGCGTTCGTCAATAATACTCATTGCTTCTCCTCCAGTGCGGCATCGATGCGGGCAAGATCGCCAGCTAGGTCGTTCTTCTCGCGGAAGTATTCGCTGGCGTACCCGGACCACGCTTGGACACATTCACGCGCGTCCCACAACGCCGCCCGCAGCTTCTCGTTCTCGGCGCGGGAAGCGGCGCATGTTCCACACTTGAACGGGTTTTCTGGAAGAACGTATTTTTCAAGATTTGCGTCCATTGGATAGCCAAGCGCAAACTTCATCTGAATGTTCTGCAAACACACTTTCTGCGCCTCAAGTGCGATGCCCGTTGCTTCACCCCGCAGCCGCTCGACCTCGGCGCGGAGGGCGGTGATGGTAACTTCCGCGAAGCGTGTTCCATCACGATACCCGTCAGCGTAATCTCGGTTCTCAAAGGCACTCATGCTTCGTCTCCTCCAGTGCGGCGCGGGCTTCGTCGAACTCGGCAGTCTTGCGGTCAGCAACACGGATCACACCGTGCAGCGCCGCCCGCAGCTTCTCGTTCTGAGCGGCGAGTGCGTTCATGTCCGCCTCCATTTTTCGCGCATATTCTTGAAACTGTCTGTCCTTGCTCGCGACCTCGGCGCGGAGGGCGGTGATGAGATTGTCGCGGTTCAGTGGATTGCCGTATGGGTCTCGCACAATGTCAGTCATCGCGGGCCTCCTGCGGCAGGGGGAGGATGAGGTGAGGTCTGTAAAAATCTCCGCCAGCAGTGAACACCTCTGACACTGGCATCATCCCCGGCCACGCATTCAATGCGGCGGCGATGGATGCGCGGGCTTCGTCATCGTGCCAGAACGAAGACCACTGCGTTGATGCCTTTAACGCCTTCACCACCTCATCCGGTATCTGTTCAAACTTTAGCATTGGTGTTCTCCTGCTGCATTGGCAGTGCCAAAACTGGCTCTGAGACGTACAACCATTCGGCCCCCGGCCAGTTCTTCAGCATGGCGAGGCAGGCGGCGCAGACAACCTCGGTCAACTCATCATCTGTCATCTCTCGCACCCGGACATCGTCCTCCATGTAACTGCGGAGCCAGCTAAAGGCGGCGTCCTTGCCAGCTTCCAGCGCTTCGGGCTGGATGGTGATGTCAGTCATTGCGCGGCCCTTTCCAACAGTTCCTTGCGCTCGCGCTGCGCCCGCAGCATGGTGTACCGCTGGTGCAGCCGGACGATGAACGACGAACGCTTGTGCTTTGCCACCTCGTCCTCCAGCATCTTCAGCACCTGGCGCTCATCGCGCAGGGGCAGCACGGCGTTGAGTTCGAACCAGTTCATCCTTTCAACTCCTCAAGGGCCAGATCGGACACGGACCGCTT